ACTGGTCATTAACATTCTGACTTAGGTATGATAGACTCATACCCGTGGTGTTCATCTGTAGAAATGAGGCTCTACTACCGTAGATATCTGCGTTAGAGGACTGTCCAAGTAGTGTAAGGATGAAGGCCGCGACTACTGCCCCAGTTCGTACCATCTATATATACTCCGCTTTATTAAATGCTACAACTGCACCCATGCACTGGTAGATTCCTTGTAAAAATATATTCCCTCGCCGGAGCCGGGATCCCAGTTTGTCCCATCTGCATACCTGATATCACCACCTCTAGGTCTAGTGGGGGCGGTATGAGTCCTCTCCAGCCTGAAGGTGGCTTGATTGAATAGAATATCGCCCAACTTCTTTAGTTCAGTGGTTAAGTATAAACCCAGATTCTCTTGATTTATGGGTAGTGGGCTTGGTTGATAATGGGTTACAGACTTTACTACTTTGTCTTTATATGTAGCCATTAATAACTCCTAGAGCCTCTCCTTCCTGCGTCATCTAATTCTACCTCATACCCGTCTAACCGCCAGTTAAAGTCACCAGTAGATTCAAACTTAACTCCATAGAGTTTTCCGCTCTTTCTGACCGACACTTTAGACTGAGTATCTGGATTAAACGCCACAGCGTCTGACCACGATACTGCCTCCTCCGTAGAGTTCTGGGTTCCAACATAAACATTAACTGTATTACCAGACCCAGATACTTCCATCTTGGGCCAGACAGCCTTTATACGTTTTACCGTAGAATGATCTGGTTGTTGTTGAGCGGTCATGGTTATACCAGTCCTCTCTATAAACGAGGTCATATCGGTAGTATCTTCACGGTTGCCAGAGGCATTCCTATATAGTTTCGTATCTGTGGGGGATGCCATGACTAGCACATTCTCAGACTGTGACCATGTTGTAGTCCAACTGCCTAACGCACTACTCCAAGTTGGAACCACCGCCGCCCATGTTGTAAATGAGTTCGGATCATTTTCCGTGCCGTAACCGATATGCGCTAGATTGGGTAAATCTCTAATAGTAAACGCTTTGTTAGTCCAGTTCCAAACAATAGCCTTATTGCATTGGGCGGTGGCGCTCTCTGGTGTTGGAAAGCAAGCCCACATCTCTGTGTTGCCGTAGTCTGCAACTACAAAAGAACGATTAAAATTAGAACCATCTATATTATCAAAGAGGTAGTCTTTTATTTTATGTGGGAGTATTGACTGTATCCGTTGACCATCATTTATATAAACATCCCCATTACCAAGTATGAAGTGACCACCATCAAACTCGGCCACGCAGTTTTTAGCCAGAGCGCCAACAGATGGGGATAACTGCTTAAACGAAAATATAAACGGGGTTCCTACATAACTCATTATGTATACAGAATCCTCTTTATAAATCATAAACGAATCACCAAGAGGTAGGCCGTCTAAAATTTTTCCTTTTGTGTCCTCTAAGGAGTATTCGCCAGCATCAGTCACGGCTGAAGTTTCATCCCATGAACTGGGAACAGTCTGTATCCCAGCCTCTGTAGACCACTTGACAACTCTGGTAAAAGGGGTGTCGGGGGTGGTGGATGAATCGTTTATGTTAAGGGCGATCAGGAAGGATTTAAACGCTCTTAACGAAGTGCATTCCTTATCCGCAGGCCAGTTAGTCAAATCCGCCATCAAGGTTGAGGTAGACGGCACACCGTTGGTTAAGGCCCAAAACTGCGGGTCATCAAAACCGTTAGCCATAATAAGAACTCCACCCAACACGGTAGATGACCAACCCTCGGCGGCTGTCGCATTGTACACCCCAGAGGAACGAGTGATATCACTCCAAGTTGTTCCGTTATGAACATGGATAGCGGCAAGGCCAGCAATAATCCAATAAGAATTGGCTCCAGATTTTAATTGGATTATATGGTATGGCGCGACTGGGCAGGTAGCCATAACCTCCGCATACCCCGGAGTCTTTACAATAGCACCGTGTTCAGACCTGATATTATTACCATCTGACCAAACATTGGGGGGCAACTGCCAAGCATTAATATCCTTGACAATCCCAACCTCCCCAACATTGTCTACAGCAATTAAAGCCATTAAATGTACCTAACGTGGTATTTATCTACTTCTGCATCAGGGGCGGTAGGCCAGCCCCAATTAGTTTTATCTACAGTCCTGTTGTGCGTTTCAGTTTCTGGGCCAATGGTTTCCACACCATCATCATAGGTTGACAGGTATCGTTCTTCCTGTATCGGATGGTTCTGGAAGTTACGCACTGCATCGACTGATGCGAATGCCTCTACCCCAGACTCAAGAGAGTTACCGTGAGCGCGTACCTCATTACGGTATGTGATCCATTCGTCCGATAGGTCAGTACCACCGTCTGATGCTCTTATCACTCTCCAATCTGAAGAGGACAGGAGTGAGCCAACGTGTGCGCTGATCTTAGAAATCAGTTGTGTCTTGAGTTGCTCTACGTCTTTCTCTGTCGTGTCGTAAGAGATCACCCACTCGCCGTCAGTGAAGGTGTAGGACTCTCTGCCAGTGTTCCAATAACGGCTGTCAGGTACTTCTACCCTTGCTGGTGCGATGCCTATTGCCAGTAGTTCTGGCTTAGTCCACTTGCGGAAGATGCTTGCAGGGTGTTGTAGGCCATTCACGGTTATGCCGCGAGGCGTTTTAATTGTTCCAAATGTTTCGCTATACCACATAATTTACCTCGCGTTTGAGTACTTGAATGGTGATTCGGCAAATGCTATGTATATGTATTGCCATGTAGACCCACCACCACCGGGGCCGCTGTTATTATAAGGTTTGAATCCGTTGCTATAGAAGTCTGTATCTTGAGTTGTTGTCTCTTCAACAACGGCCGTATCTGGATGTAATACTTTATTAGCAGTATTGTATGGGTTCCTCCCGTTATCCCAGACAGACCATGATTGAGCGTAACCAATACACTTAGACATCAGGTACGCTGGCTTGAAGCCCGTGTAGACAAATGCATTATCGGTAGCACTGTTATTTGCCGTGTACGATCCTACCTTGCTGTAGCCTTCTACTGAATGGAAGCAGTAGGCAACATAAGTTTCTGTATCCGCATTATTAGCAATCGACGATGGCCCAACAGAAAAAACACTTGCAGTTGGGTTTGCTGGAGTAGAACCCCATTGCGAAGCGCTTCCCGGATTTGTTAATACTTTGGTATCGTTAAGTTCAAAATAATACCCATTACCGTCTGCAAAAGTTTTACCAGAAATAAGAGTAGTACCACCTCTCCAGTCAGCAACACTAGACCGACACTTAATCATAAGAAAAGTGGGTGCTTCTGAAAGTCCATGCCCTACGGTAGCGTTTGCGCCATCACCAGTATATGTAACAATGCTGAACCCAGCATCAGAATTTACACTTACTTCTGATTCCGTAGTTCCATCATTGTTAGTTGCGGAAGCGCCACCTGCTTTCCAGTTCCATGCTACAAAAGTTTGCGTATCTTCATTAAAGTAATAATTTGGCGAAGAAGTACCATCTACCCCTGTAAATCCATCGCTATCAAATGATGATAAATAGCCATACTCATCAGCATTTCCTGCGCCTTCAGCACCGGTTCCATCTGATGCCAGTTCTTTATCATTACCAGCCCCCCTAACAGAATCATATAGTTGGTGTGATATGGCTTGTGATCGCTCCTTCGCCCAGACCAAATCGGGAGAAAACCCCACTCCAGTAAATGCTCTTGAAGAAGTACCATCACCTGTCCAAATAATAGTATTAAAATGATCTGTAGGTAGAGCAATCTCAGGTGACGGCAAATTTGAGGTGCATAAGGCCAAATAATCGGTAGGTGGTTCGTAATAGAAGTCACCTATGGAGTTACTGTCTTGGTTGCCTTGTGCTGTTTTGTTTCCGGCGAATGAACTGTCACTTCCATGATTCAACACATATTCAGTAGTGCCAGATTGGATGCAACTCATAGCAAATACTAATTCATCAACATCTGCATTTATAGCACCTCCTGCTCCTGTGCCGCTTCCTCCGCTAGTGGGATCACCGGAATCCTGCCAAGTGCCATTCTTGGAGTAATAAATATACCGATTATCAAAATCTATAGCGATTCCAATAATGTCTCCATCAGTCCAAGTATTTCCATAAGTAGACCAAGCCTGATCTACTTCCTATCTACCATCTGCAAGATAAGCATATTGTCTAGTACCCTCACCCATGTAACTTTCAGGATAATACTGACTGGCTCCAGTGCTGCTTACACCTAATGCTGGCCACTCACCTCCTCTGTCCTTGCATAAAATTTCCGCATACCATTTGCCAGATTGAAACGGTATTGTAGAAAACACCATTCTGTGAGCGCCTGACGCATTGTCAAACTCCAAATTTCCTTCTGATAGAGTGGCACTTGATGCGAGTGGAAGAACAGCGTTCCAAGTAGCAAAGTTATTAGTCGGACTATCAACCATCTGATCTGTAGCAACCAGATTGGTAGGAGTGAAATCGTTTTCATTCCCAGAACTATCTGCGCCTAGTCCACCAGTCCAGTCTGAGTGGATCAGGAGTTTAGTGTTTGCGTCTGCGGTGAATTCTGTGGTGGATGGGGTGAAGGTTGTGGTGTATCTCGCTGTATCGGAGATACGGATTTCATCCATGTAGCCATTGAAGTTCGCTTGAATTGCGCCACTACCATTTGTTATGGCTCCAATCGCTAATGTTGTGTAACTGCCCCAAGTTGTAATCGAAGCGGTAGCCCATGATGTACCATCTTTATATGCAGTAAGTGTTCCGCCAGAAAATACAAATGCGTAATGCTCCCAAGTATCTGTACTGCTACTTGGATCGCCAAGGTAATACCAACTACCGCCAACAACTATACCTACATTAGTGCCTTGATGTTCAAAACCCCATCTAGTAGAACCCGATCCTAACGTATAGTAACCAAATAAATTAGCGCCAGCATCTTTTCTGTATAGCCAAGTTTCAATCGTAAAAGCGTCAGTTCCAAAATTAAAATTAGAAGGTGATGGAATTGTAAGATAATCCCCAGTACCATCAAAGTAAATAGAACTGTCACCAACCTTGCTCTGCGCTCTTGTGTTGGTTACATCACCGTTAGCGGTTATGATGTGTCTACCACCAGCAGTACCCGAACTATCCGTAAAGGTAGTTCCATCATTCGCACCATCCATGTGCATCAGCAGTTTTGTATATTGGTCATCCTCAAACGCTGCTGTGGGTACACCAAAATTAGCGGTATATCTAGCGATATTGCTGAAGCGAACCTCATCTATATAGCCTTTGTAGTTATAGCCAGATTCATCAGCACTGGCAGCTATAACAGCTTTGTAAGAGGTCGCAGTAAAATCTAAATTAGATGTTTCCTCATATACCTTTACACCATCTAAATAAAATTTTAATAGATTAGTTCCTGTTCCGGAGCGAACCAGTGCAATGTGCTGCCATGATCCGGTAGTAATGGTAACACCTGTGCTGTGCCAATCATCATCTAAAACGTGCCAAACACTACCAACTATTGCTACGATAGGCCCAACCTGTGAGCCTCCAGTTACCGGGTAAGTGGATAAGACACCCTGACCCCAACCTGCCGGTGGTGTTTCCGGGTAGACCCATGCCTCAAGAGTGAAATCCCCTATGCCAGTTCCAGTGCCTCCCCTCCATACAAAATTATTACTCGTGTTCGATGCAAGCCAGTCACCAGTGCCATCAAATTGTGCTGAAGCTGTTCCGAATTTCTTTATAGATGTATCAGTATGAGTATTACCATTTACAGTAATAGTTTTGGCAGTAACGTCAGCACTATCCGTAAAACTATCCGCCAACTCAGTACCACCATACTTCTGGTAGAAGCCGTTAGTGCCGAATGTCAGACCAGATGCGTCTATGGGTTTCCATTGGTTAGTAGCGGCATCTGTTTCTCCAAAGGATGATGGTGTTAGGGCTTGGCCGTCTATGAAATAAACCTCAGCCATATACGATCCACCGGGATATGATCCATCTTGCTGACCTATCCTTAAACTTACTCCGCTAGTATTAAAATTTTGTAAAACATAATCCTCAGCGCAATAATTTTCAGTATCAAAAGCGGTGATTTGTACACCGTTCTTGTACATCTTCATCCTATTAGCAGCAACACTTTCTTCAGTATTAACCGCAATTACCATGTGATACCAAGC